GCCAATTCGGCCAACATGGCACCGGATGTATTCGGGTTACCGGCTGCGCTACTTCTCACGTCGTTATCTGAATCCTTTGCCAATTCGGCCAACATGACACCGGATGTATTCGGGTTACCTGCCGCGCTACGTCTCACGTATACACTCTCATTTCTTAAAAACTCTTTTTCTTCCATATTCATTTATCTATTAATTTAAATGGTTTATATGATTCTTTTATTTTCTGTATATTTTCATCGCTTTCATTTGGAACTATTGAAACAACCGGGTACCGTGAATGGGTATCAGGCTTTTGCGATATACAAAATTGTACATTCATATCCCATATAATCCCCCGAACAAATCCCCTTTCATATAACACGGCATCGAAAATATCGCGTATATTGGGGATAGTTGAGGCGGCTCCCTTTGTTACAAATGTCCATACTCCTGCGATTCCCTTTATTAAGGGTATTATAAAAGTCATAGTTAGTGTTATATCCCACCCATTATCTCCCCGTCTTGTGCGTCTATTAGGATACCTTTTAGATACATTTTCCATTAAGTTGGGATATTCATTCACATTTAATGCTGTGTATTGCATACCGTCCCAAACATGGAACGTCTCGCCATCGCCATACGCTACACGTGCTCCTGCGTCGTTTCTATATTCATACGATTCATTACATACGTTTTGCGCTTCATCATCCGGAAATATTATTTGTATAGTCTGCGGCCTATCTCCATATACCTTGTGAAATAGCCCTGCATATTTCCCCCTTGCTATAAAGTAATCCACACTTTGCGGCAGTCCTTTATCATTTTTCAAGCCTACACAAATAGACCCTATTCGGGGGAATATAAGTTTATTTGTTTCCGGAATCTGTTTTTTTATTCTCCCACTTACCATATACAACCCTTTCAAATAAAACATAAAAATAAGTCTTACTATATCCGTTATAATCAGTCTTCCGCATCGGGCATATCTGTTTTATATACCATCCATCATTACAGCTTGGATTAATTTCGTGTATATACTCAAAATATGAAACTTTTGTTTCACGATGCGGCATCAGTGAAAGTATATATCTTATTATCTTTCTCATATCTCTAAATTATCATTCAATAATTTTTTAATCACTTGTTTATTCTCTCTTTTTTTTGATTCTGCGGCCTTTTCTTCTTTTTTGCGTATGGTAGCTCCTTTTTTGGATTTTACCGCAGTAGAAGGCTTTTTTGTGCGTTTATTGGGCTTGTTCTCTTTTTCTTCATCATCTATATTAGAAATATTCTTTTCGGGTGCAATTTCTTTCTTATCTGATTTTTTGCTTTTCACTAAATCAGATAAAGTTAAGGAAGTTATATTTTCATTCAAATTAGAATCTGAATCCAAATCAATAACGCCACTAACGACCGTGAAAACATTGTCTTTCTTTTCGTTTTCAATAGAAGCCAATTCTAATAATGCCGGAATTTTCAAGGCGTTAGGGCTATCTGTTTGATTTTTCAAATTGTAAGTAGGATTTTTACGCCAGTCTTTCGGGCTAAAATTATATACTCTTTCTATTGAAGTATCCGGATAATTTTCTTCCCACATTTTTTTATAAAAATGCGCCTGTATTTCGGCTTCCTCAGAAAAACCCTTCCGACCGCTTTTAAAGTCTACTATTGCGTTTATCCGTTCATTACTCCCTGGACGTACTAACATAGTACAAACTAAATCAATCATGCCAGCGTAACCGATTGGATGCGCTAAAGCAATCTCCACTGCTAACGGCTTTACATCATAATCCGTTATAAATTGGGCAAACGCTAACACATCTTTTTTAAGTTGGTCTGCATAATAAATAAAGTCGTTAGGAAGGCTTTTATTCTCTATATACGCTTTTAGTTTATCTTTTAAGCCGTCTAAATCATAAACACGGTTTATTAATAGTTCCTCAAACGCAGCGTGCATAAATGTACCATAGGCTGCGCGTTCGTCTCTATACCTTTCCGCTTCTTCTATACCTTTCTCCGCAATCCAATTAATCAGAAAAGGCGATTTAGGTAATGTTTGTGATAAAATCGTAGTTACAGAGGGATAAAATTTCGGGGTTCCTGTATCATCAAATAGATAATAATACCTTTGCCCGTTGCTATTGAGTTGAAACAGCTTGTATCCCGGCTCTATCAATGCAGTAGAATCGAAAAATAAAGCTTTCATTTCTTCCGCAGTCATACCCGGATAAATTTCAAATACTTCATCTTCATTTTGTTCTAATGAAAACGGCGACTTAATTTCTTTTTCTTTCATGATTATTTTTTATTTAGTTCGTTAATACATGCAATCACAGTAATAATACATGGCAAGGCCAAAAATAATAAAGCCGGATTATAGAAAGATGTACAGATAAAAACAAGCCCCAATAAGCTAAACAGAATCAAAATAGCTTTTAACTGAAACTCATTAGATAAGGAATACTTAACCAATCTTTCGAATACAGATAATACACGTTTTTTCATATCAGTTATTTTTTTGTTTTCCGGGAACCCGTCCGGTCGGTTGTTGAACTTTCAACAATGCAAAGATATAATTTATATTTTAAACGCGCAAACTTTTTTTTTAGAAATATCTATTTCCTTTTTTTGTATCATAATTAATCGCCTTTCTCCTTAATCCGTTCCAAAACATCCCTATTAGCTTCTAATATTTCATCAAAAGAAGGAATAGGCATCCACGCAATTTCTTCGTAATACATTGCCGATTTCGCCGCCAAATTTCCATTTATATAAATATTTTCCGATACAAAATATTTATCATGATGTTTCATTCTATTAAGAACTAATACTTTTTCTTTGGATTCCGGCAAACGTTCTTCTACACTTATCCACGAAAAATGTTTTTCCATCCATTCTGCACCACTGACAAAAGCCTGTTTTACGTCTCTTACTTCTGCATAATCGCTGTCCTCTGCTTGGGCGGTATATATTGCCGCCGCTTTTTCAATATCTTCTCTTTTCATAAATAAAAATCAAATTTCTGTTGTAATACTTCATCGGCATAGAACTTGTCAAATGACTTTCCGCTTATCCACCAATTGAAACCTGTCTCTGCATCGGTAAAATTGTGATTGATATATCCATTGTCAATCAACCACTGGATAGCCTTAACCCAATTCCTTTTAGCGTGCTGGTATCTTTGCATGTCTTTCACCTTTTGGCGGTAACTTGCCATCGGGCAGAGAATACAGCCAATACGCTTGTAGCCTTCATCATATAGTTTGCAATGCGGTACTTTTACTACATCATTCAAGAACTTCCACACATCACGCTCCGTCCAGTAGATGATGGGTGAAACTAATATCTTGTCACTTCCTCCTACACAAGTCACCATTGTTTCGTCGTGTTCTTCCCATTGGTCGAATGTTCCGCTGAACGACGCTTTCCCGTTCTTCCCGGTCTCAAATTCGTTTCGTTTCTTCCTACGGGAACTTTCTTGTTTTCTAATTCCGATTAAAGTAACCTTCCCAACTCCTGAATATTCTTTGTATTCGGCGCAACACCAACGTAAAGTCCTTGTAGGCAATATACGTTTCTTTTTTGCCATTTCGTAGATGCTCATTTTTGGCTTGATAAGCTCCACTTCCGGATATTGCCGCTTGACGAAACGAATTACCTCGGGTGGGTCCACGCTGGTCAGATTCATGTGTACTTTAAACTTCACACCGGCCATTTGCGCGATGTGGTAAAGGGCTTGACTATCCTTTCCACCGGAGAAAGCCAAATAGAATCCATTTTCGGGGTCTAAACGCAAGGCCATGGATTCAGCCTTGCGCAACAAGGCAATGGAATAGTCTATCTTTTTATCTAAATTCATAATTCAAACAATTCTTTTTGTACATATACATCGCCGTTTTTCAGTCTCACTTCGCCAATACACTTACCCACGAAAAATATTTTTTCATCCATTCTGCACCAGCTTTGAAAATATCCGCACCAAATTCAGAAAGTGCATGTTCTCTCCCTGTCTCATAATTATCTTCTTCGTTATTAATTATGGTATAATCTATATGGTAATCTAAAAGGTTCTCAATATAGATTTTTCCCGCTTTTTCAATATCTTCTATTTTCATTGTTTTATCCTTTCATGCGTCCTAAAAAGCACAGTTCTAATACATCGTGTTGCCGACCTATAACAGCAAACTCCAACATATCATTACCATCCGCAAGGTCGTTTATTCTCAATAGCGAATAATAGCCCCCATAGGGGCTCACATATTTTTCTTGTGAAATATCATCAATAATACGTTTATTATCTTGTTTGCCAAAATAGGAATTAAGGCTTTTCAAAATATGCTCCGTCACGTACTCCGGACTACACATGGCTATTTCTTGTCTTCTTAATGCGTACTTCATAATTCAAATAGTTCTTTTTGTACATATACATTGCCGTTTTTCAGTCTCACTTTGCCCAAACACTCTTCCCTAAAACGTTTTTCCTGCATATTGAAATATTCTTCGTCTATTTCAGTTCCCCAAAAATCAAAACCCATTTTATAGGCGGCTATTCGGCTGCTCCCGCTCCCCAAATGAGTATCTAAAATCCTATTCCCTGGTTTAGCAAATGTTTCTAATAGGAATTTATATAAGGCGACCGGTTTCTGCGTCGGGTGTATCCTCACCTCTTTATTTTTCATATCCTCTTGTAGAAATCCGCTCCATCTAAAAGCAAACAATCTCGCAGATTTATTAAAAGAGGTCCACGCTAATTCACAGTCCGCAAAATCTGTTTTCCCGTTTTTCTTATCCCATACGACCCAGCACGGACTATCATACGGTATTTGTGATATAAAATGATTTGCACCGAATATTATTTGATTCTTTGACACTCTCATTAATTCATCAAATAAATGTTTTTGGGGTTTAGCTCTATCCCATGTTTTAGGCGCGTACTGTTTTGCTTTTGCTCTATTGCTTCGCGAATGGTTTTTTAATCCATCTTCACCTATCCCGTAGGGAGGGTCTATTATTGCTAAATCATAAAAAGCGTTTGGAATATCTTTCATATATTCCATACAGTCCATATTATATACTTCGCTTATCGGCATAATTCTATTGCTTTAAATATCTCATAGGCTACCTGCGGCACTATTGCATTTCCGTAGGCTTTCACGGATTCTTGCCTCCATTTAGAAAAGGTAATACCGTCCAATCTACCGGAAATCCCATCATCTCCGATACAAATCGGGGATTGAGTTGGGAAGTTTTGCCACGTTGTGCGTATACATCCGAAAGATTGTTTGTTAAATGATTCCTTTTTCGTCTCTGAATGCTTTCCATAGATGCGCTCCCCTTGTAATCCCTTGCTGTTGGTGCCGGTAACATCCCGTGAAAATCCATCCAATCCGTTAAACCGTTCGCACCGGCCTCCCCTTTGTCCCGACATCGCTGCCCTTTCGCGCCTCTCTTTTTCAATTCTGCAACTCGTTCCGCATGATGTATATCGGTCGCCATCGGTGTGGGAAGAAGTTCCAACGGCATAAATTCCGTTTTTCCCTGTGAATTGCATCGTTTCAGTCCCTGCGTTTGTACGGTGGGCAATAAACCAAATTCTATCCCTTCTGTGCGGCGCTCCGACGGCACAAGCCGGAATAAGTAACGGTTGGACGGCATATCCTTCACGCTCAAGGTCTCGACAAATGGTTTCGATAACATATTCTTGTCGGTGCAATACTCTTTTTCGGTAATCCTCTCCGAATAGAGAGGCCTGACCTCACACTTCAACCTCCGCACCGGGCTGTACCATCGTGAGGATTCCAGCAACATTCTCACCAACGACCCAAGTTGGCCGGATTTCCCGTATAACCCGGAGCATTTGAGGCCAGAGGTAACGGTTATCATCCGCTCCTTTTCTTTGTCCGGCCAAGCTGAAAGGCTGGCAAGGGAATCCTCCGGAAAGCACATCGATTTTCCCCCGCCATTCCTTAAATATTTGTTTTGTAATATCTCCATAATGCACACTATTAGGGAAATGATACTCTAAAACCTTACGGCAAAAAGCATCTATTTCGCAATCAAAAATATTAATCCATCCCAATAAGGCGGCAGCATAATCAAAACCACCTATTCCACTAAATAAACTTGCATGTGTCATTTATTCAAATCCGAAAAGGAAGTTCGGCGTACAATCGCATTCATGACAAATAATATTAATCCATTCCGGTTTAATTCTTTGCGTCTTTCCTCTGCATAAATTTGACATGTTTACGCGTTGCGTGTTTTCATTCGCGCCACTAAATAACTTTTTCGCGATTTCTTGTTTTAACACTTTCTTTCCGTTAGCCTCTGATTGGGCAATAGCTTCGTTTACTTTCAATCTCATTTCTATAAGTTTTAAAAAATTCTTGGTTTATCATTAATATATAGTCCGCAATTAGGGCACATTTTTTCTACCCATTTAGGCGGCTCTTCATCATCATATAAACTACATTCGTAATCCGTAACCTCCATAAAAGAACCGCATTCGGGGCAGTCCCCATCACCTAATAATGTTAGATTCATTAAGGCCATATAATCACTATATTTTATACGGCTTATTCCCATATCTTTAAACACATCTAATATATCTAATATCAATGTATCTAAATCTATACATTCTCGGAGAGTTTTACCGAAATAAAAAGAATCATTTATTAATATATCCCATTTCGGGCAATAATCAATAATAATACTTGATATTGTTTCCGGCGTTTTACTGGCTCTGCCTGCCAAATGCTTTAAATTCTTATCGTCTTTTACTTTCATTTCTCTCCCTTTCCTTTGACTATGCAAATTTAATATTTAAATATAACATGTGCAATTTTATTTTTAACCACTCGTATAAATATATAATTTTTATATTCATGATAGAGGATATATAATTTAATATAGTATCTTTGTGGCGTCTATAAAATGAAACTCTCTTTTTTCTTGGCTGATAGGTTTTTCTTTTTTGTTTACCTATCAGCCTTTTATTTGCCTTATTCCCATATCTATTAATAACAATAAAAAGTTATTTTAATTCCGCGTCTCAATTTACATACTTGTTTATCCTCTTTACTCCTGAAGGCACGTGATAATAACTTATTAGCCATCTCACAACCGACAATATTTAATAAACCGTACACGCCTACCAAACAATTATATTTCGTATCGCCTACAATGCCACGAACTTTTATCTTAAAATTGCGGTTAACCTCTCTTGTGGAATAATTTAAGCCGTTATATATGCTTATTAAATTAGTCCCTTCTACAACGTTACACTTCATATCAGTTATTTTTTGTTTTCCGGAAACCCGTCCGGTCGGTTGTTGTCTAACTTAGAAAGCTTTGGGCTTTATAGCTTCATTTAATCGGATACCGAACCCTCATTAAACCCTTCGGAGATACTGTCCATCTTTCTCCTCTTACGGCTTTCGCCTTATAACCGGTCGTTTTGGATACTCTTAGTCAACCGGTGGGGGCTTTCTTTGTTTGACACTACAAAGATAGTGCGTTTATTTTAAACGTGCAAATTTTAGATTAAAAAAAGAGGGATTTTTTTCAAAAAAAAAAATAAGTCCTTAAAATAACACTTATTTCAGGCTGATTTTAAATTTAAGCTACTTTCTAATCGAAACAATGTATTTATATACCCCCAACAAGAAAAATGCCTTAGAATTGATTTTTTAAAGCCAAAATAAGAAGAGGGCGGAAAACCCCCCTCCACTAATACCTAAAAATAGATGATGAAAAAACTTCTTAACTATTAACTAAGCACTACAAAGATATATTTATTTCCGGATAGATACAACTTCTACGCCTTTTATTTCTGTATATGGATTTTTAGAGACTATATTAAAGCTTCTTTCTTTTATCTTTTTTGTTTTCCATAAGAAGCCTAAAAAACGCTTATATATAATAGTCTCGTACAATATTAAACTATCCCTTATTTGAATGTCTCCTATTAAGGTATCGTTATATACGCACGCCTCTATATTGGTCCATGAATCACGAAAAGATACACAAGGTATCAATTGGTAGGCCGTATCGCCTGGTATATATATAAGGCTATCTTTTACCTGTGCTCTAATCTTTATAATAGTTTCGGCTTGAATCTTACTAAAATTTTGTAGTTCCTCATTTTTCCGCTTTAGTTTGTTTATTAAGTCTGCATCTTCCTTCATGAACCTTTCGTAATCCTGAATGGAAAGCTCCAACACCCCAACGCGTGCGGCATTCAAACTATCTAAAGCCCGATAATACTTCACATCGTTCAATAATACCGCGTTATTACGTTTATAGGTGTCTCTATCGTGTTTTAGTTGGCTTACCCTTACATTAAGGAAATAAGCCACTAAAACAACAACTAAGACACCTAATATTATTATTATTTTCTTCATTCTTTAATCGTTTGACGTTGCAAGAACCTCCAGCACTTCCGACATATTAGCATCGACAATAAGGTTAATATACACACTCCATTTTATAAACGTCTACTTCGATTCTTTTAAATAACTCTTCCATAACAAACACTTTTAATAGTTTCAAAAATCACTTTACTAACTCTATTCCGTCCGTCTTCCGACTGAATAAAAGCACAATCTTTGCGGGTATCCATGAAGAAATTTTCCACTAACACCGCCGGGCATTTGGTGTGTTTTAATATATAAAATTGGCTTTCCTTGTCTGGGTCTCCGTCGCTTGTATCTTTGCGTATTTTCCAACCGTCCGGAGCAAATTCTTTTTCAGCCTCTTTATATAGTTCCGTTGCTATCAAATCGGCTTTTGTTTGGCCGACGGACGTATAAGCCTCCCAACCGGTGCCACCGCCTGCGTTTGCGTGTACGCTTATAAGAAAGCATTTACCGGAGGTCTCTGAATATATCGCGTTTGCACGCTTACAACGTGCCGACAAAGATACATCTTTTGTCTCCGGTACTAATATTCTATACTGAATGCCTTCTGCCTCTAACATCGAACTAACACGCTTGACTATATCACGGTTGAACTCCCATTCAAACAACTGCGTACCATCGTCCCAAACCGGCGAACGCTTACCGGCTGTATCAATACCGTGCCCGTTGTCTAATATTGGTATAAAAACCTGTTTCATCCTTTGACCTACTTTTTATTTTCCATTTCTTCCTTGCATCTCTCTATAATAGGCTTCCAGTACGAAGGCATAATGCGCGTAAATTCTAACCGGACTGCATGGTATATTATCCTTAATCCTATGTTTTGCGGATATGCTTTTACGTAGTTCTTCAAGCCATTGCACAAATATACATATAATAAAACATACGTAAGTGATTTCATTGCCATTAATGCACCTTTTAAGTCGCCACATTGAGAAATGGCAATATAAACAGCATATAACAAAACAATATACAGCAATAACTCGGCCAAAGAGTTTTTAAATTTTCTCATGGAGAAATTATTGCACCTTACTATACTAACACCGTCCGCACGCATGCCTGCAATGACATTAAAAGCAAACATCACAACCAAAGCGATAAAAAACCCCTTTGTCGGTGTGAAATAAGCAAGTATCGGACTAAATGCCGATACTACTATAAATCTAAAATATTCCAAATCTATTTTCATACTTCTCTATATACTATTGCAAACGTTCCTTCGCCTGTGCCGTCAATGCTAAGGAATGACCCTGTTTTAATACCGGCCACCGTCGCGAACTCATCTATAATACGGCTTTCAAAAGATAACGACCAATTCGAATTATTTTCATAATACATTCCGCTTAGGAACAAAGTATTTTTATCGGTTCCGTCAGAATCGCGTATCATTGTCTTTACGCCGTCTCTAAAATCTAATACATCTTGTGCAGTTATTCCGGCAGAATTTATTTCTGCTAAGGTCATTGTTTTGTCGGATTTAGCTATAAAGGAACGGAAACCGACATTTAACAATGGCTTATAAATATTTTGTATAGGCGCGTCGGTTGTTATGGTCATTATCGTAAACTCGCTATTAGTAATAACCAATTTAATATAACGTCTTACTACCGAATAAGTTTCCGGATTGGTGTACATAGTAGAGAAAACCAACTCCCCGTTATCATTATTACCACCTCGGAAATTACCTACCGTTTTCAGATTCCATACGATTAAGTCTTTTCGGTCATTGTTTGATAGCACGCTAACAAATATCTTCCTATTATCTCGTATAGGTTCTTGTATTACGTCTATATAGGAGCCTCCAATCATAGATTCTATTTGTGAAGCTATGCTTATCGTTTTTGTTCCGAACTCATCAGATAGCGTAAGTAAGTTATTAAGTACATATATATTCTTTGCTAAATTGTCAGCCTGTGTTGCAATCTCATTCATTTGGTCTAAGAATACAGTAGTAACCGACCAATTAGAGTAATTTATACTTCCACCTACATTTTTTCGTGTAGCCTTTAAAGATATTACCTTTCGCCCCGTGGCTATTCCGGTAAATTCCAGTACTTGTTGTTGTTGTAGGTTTGTTCTTGCCAACGTCATAGGCACAAGTTCACTACTATTATTAAAATAGAAGGAACTTGTAATAGCATAGCTATATAGTACCAAAGCTATAATCCTATCTAAAATAACTTTATCACTATCCGAAAGTGCGTCATTATTGGTCGGGATAGCTTGCATATGCATTTTAAGTTCATAGGCTCTTTTTCCCCATGACCAGGAACCATCCGATTCAGTTCTAATTACTGATGCGTTAATAAATGAGCATGATGTAGCGCCGACTTTTTCCTGATATTCAAAATATTGTACTTTAGTCTCGCCTGCTTCGGTGTATTGTGTTATACGCAACATGCGAGCTATCTGCATATTTTGCGAACGGTACGTGCCTACATAGATATGTAGACCGTCTTCTATATTATTAAATACATCAAATTGGGCGTTTTTATTGAAATCGAAAGATTCATCTAATTGCTCTATTTCTACCCCTCCGCTATCCTTTAGAATATCCTGAATGCTTTTAGCGTTTGCAATACTTGTACCGCCATCGTACCCTCCGGCATCAACAAAATAGACTTTTCCGTTAGTTCCGTCTATAATCATAGCCGATTTACGCTTATCATTGCTTGAACCGATACCAAAATTAAACAGACCATTTGCGACCACTGCGTTATACATACCGGCAACATGGCCGCCTACTTCTTTTGTCACTGTCCCCTGTCCTTCGGCATGAGCGTTCGCGGCTCCGGCCGTTGTGTCCTGTCCTTCCGCATGAGAATTTAAACCACTTGCCACCGTTTTTTGGCCTTCCGCATGGGAATAATCGCCGGACGCCTGTGTTTCACCCCCTTCGGCGTGTGACGCACCACCATCAGCCACAGTAATACGCCCTTCTGCATGC